ACGTTGTCTCGCAAACTCTCGGATCAAGAGGTCAAGGAGTACCTCCTCTCTAGTTTTGTTGCGTCCGACGATCCATCAAAGGTTTGGATCGGGGATATCAAAAGATCTGGAAAAGATCGGTGGTTGGCATGGCAAAAACAAAGACAGAGTGAGCACTACCTTGTTAACCAGGATCTTGACAGACTGGTTCAACATATGGAAGAAACGGGGGATTCCTTTAACCATCTTTTTGAAACGATGGGAGGACATCCTACACTCCTCAAGTTCTACATCCAACGACGAGTTTCTTTAGAAACATTAATCATTATGGACATGGTATTGGGGTTCATGAAGAACTGGGACAAGAAGTTTCATGATCCTTTATGGGAGATGTTAAGTTTTAAAATCAAAAAATATAAACCATTCTTATCCATTTGCAAAGATAAATACATAAAACTTATCAAGGAGAAGTTCCTATGAAGTTTTTTGAGTCTCCTTATTATCAACAAGAAGTTTCTGACTTAGAATACTTACAAGAGAAGGTTGAAGAACTTCACTTGTTAATGAATCACACTTCAGGTAAATCACTGGAGAGTCAGATTGAACTACAGGTGGAGTTCTTACATTCTCTATATGCAATGGTGGAAAAAGAACAATGTTTATTGGTGAGACTTCAGTTGGATGGAACTGAAGAAGCTAAGGGAGTTATTAATGAACTATACACAAAAGCACTTGAAGCCGGTATGGCACCACACCACACGCTGAGTTCATATCATATGGAACTCAAGCAAAATATTAAGATAGAACTCAAACAAATCACTGGTGAAGATCTTGACGATCCAGTAGAGATGTAATAAAATAGTCCTAGGATGACTCTAAACTCAGCTAATCCTATCAATCCGATCAATCCTATGTCCTTTTCAAGTCTCAAGCAAAACAAGAGTTCCGTCTTCCAGCAACTGCAAAAGCAACTGGAAAAGACCCAACAGGTAGGCACTGTTGATGAAAGGTTCTGGAAACTCTCCACAGATAAAGCTGGCAACGGTTATGCAGTAATTCGTTTCCTTCCCGCCTCAGATGGTGAAGATATGCCGTTTGTTAAACTCTACAGTCACGCCTTCCAAGGTCCTGGTGGTTGGTACATTGAAAACAGCCTGACCACATTGAATCAAAAGGATCCTCTTGGTGAATACAATCGTGAACTGTGGAACAGTGGTGATGAGTCACTGAAAGAACAAGTTCGTAAGCAGAAGCGTAAGCTCCAGTACTATTCCAACATCTATGTGGTAAAGGATCCTGCCAATCCTGAGAATGAGGGTAAGGTATTCCTCTTCAAGTATGGTAAGAAGATCTATGACAAGATCATGGATGTTGTGAATGGCGATGAGTTGGAAGGTCGTGAAGGTTATAATCCCTTTGACTTCTGGTCTGGAGCCAACTTTAAACTTCGCGCCAAGAAGGTAGCTGGTTATCCTAACTATGACTCATCTGAGTTTGAGAACCCTGGAACACTTGAGGATCTAGATGATGCTCAGTTGGAGTCCATCTGGAAGCGTGAGTTTGCTCTTCAGTCTCTAGTTGCACCTGATCAGTTCAAGACTTATGAACAGCTTCAGGAACGACTGAATGCAGTTCTGAATCTGAAGCGGGCTGATCGTGAACCTGTAGAAGAGAGTGTGCCGAGTAATCCGTTTGCCACTCGACCTCCCGCCTCTCGTAATGTTGAGCCCGTGGAAGAGGTTAATGATAGCCTGCCTTCACAGTCCGCCACAGTTGAAGATGACGATGATGTCCTGGATTATTTCCAGAAACTAGCTGAGTCCTGATTACTTTCTATAGTCTGTAATTCCCACCTCACTCTTCTGGGGTGGGATATTTTCTGCATAGATGTAGTAATCTCTGACAAAATCGTAGATAACCTGTGGGTTGATGACCTGAATGAATCTCTTCTGATCATTAAGTCTCCTTTCATATTCCAGGTTGGAAACCGCAACTGGTTTACGATTTGAGATACCAAGATGTACTGGGTAGTTGTAGTTCTCAGCAACCACCATTCCACCTGGAAAAACAATGTCCTTTTCCAGTCCCATGTTGCGCCTAAGGTCTCTCTCATCCTCTGCATCAGTTTCACCAAAGGTTTCCCATCTGTAAATGTTCTCAGTTTCATAGTGATGTATCTGTCCTGCTCCTGCTTCACTTCCATACTTACGAACAACATAGATATAAAACTCTGGTTCCGCTAAAGGCCATTGATTATGATAATCAATAATGTCATTGACTTGAAGAATAGTCCAGTAATATTGTTCATCATCATACAACTCTTTGGAGATCATGTCTGGTCTCTCATTGAGTTTAATCTCATATGAATTATAAATGGTTTCATACTTATAGATATCATCTCTCAACTTCATTGTATGAAAGAAGTCTTTGATTGATATGGTTTCTGCCTTACCAGCACTGTTCATGCGGTAGGCATACTCAACATTTGGAAAGTGAGAAAAATAATCTGGTGTTGACATCAGTAACCTACCCTCCCTTCTTGGTGATCCTTTCTAAAGACATACTCAACTTCAGTAAATGACAACTGAAGACTGGTTACAATTGGCATTCCACTGGTGTATGTCATGTGTTGTGACATGCCTGAGTTGTATTGTACAGTTACTTGCGTTAAAGCTGCTGGCTTAAACTTACCCATGTATTGATTACTGTACTTGATCTGCCATACATGTGGAATCTCAAGTCTTTGTCCCTTCAATTCTGGAGCACTGTAAGATTTAAACTCTTTGATAATATCACAAACAGCCTGAGCATCACCCTCACTCTTTGGAATGAATGTGAAGTCAAATGTATAGGCCCTAAAGTTAGGGTTCTGATAAAGGAGTTCAGAGTTGGGGTTATAGATTTCTCCTGTTTGCATCTGCAGAAGGTTACTTGCACTTCCAGCACCAGAGATGCGACCAATAACACCCAGAGCTCCCTGCTTGGCTGCAGCACCCACACCACCTCTAGATTCTACATCACTTCTAAACTTATCCACAATATTTTTAATCTTTCCTCCATCCAAATCATTACCAAATGAGTTCACCGCCTCAGCCATTCCTAAGGCGGCATCTCTCTTCATGGCACCAACAGGACCAGGAAAGTGTACTGCTTGCCAACTCTGTCCATTGGTGATTGCAGGAACAGCATTTGGTACGTAGATGGTGATTCCACCACCTCCTCCACCGCCACCTTTGGCACTATACTTGCTGTGTGAGAACTGAACGAAGTCACCTTCGCCAGACATGTCTGAAGGATATCTCATGTTTGTCTAAAAAAAGCGAGAGGCAATTTAGATGCTTCATCCATTTCATCATCTTGTATTTCATATAGGTTTGACTCAACTTCTTGCCAGGTGTATCTCCTGTAGTCATCCCAGTGAGTATTTATTCCACAAAATCCCCATCTGTGAATGGATGTGCAGGTGACCAAAGGATGTTGATCATACTTTAGATTACGTGTCTTTGGTGTATAAACAAACAGATAATGTTTGCCCACCTCAGGTACAATCTTATTCCCAGTGCCAAGATATTTAAGTGCGATGAACATGTTATTCATGGCACTTGAACTCATACGAGACTTGATAAGATCAATGCGATCACTCATGAGTACTCAGTGGAATAACTTTCATAATTAAACTCTACATTAAACGTTGTAAAGTTATTACGATTTTCACTTGAGAGATTCACGGCACCAATTGATTTAGGAAAAGCATTGATAAACTTTACTCTCAAAACTTCTTGTAGTTGTTCTCCAAATCCACCACCAGAACTTGATGGATTCTCTAACTTAACCAGTTGAATGTCACCAACAATCTGTTTATAATATTGCATTCTCATGTTACGCCCACCATCTTGGTTGGCATTGATACCAAGACGATCAAACCATCTCTTAAAGTCACGGTGAACTGAGAACTCTTGATTCTCAATCACAGAAATCGTCATTGGACTACCCCAAATCATGAGAGAGGGTTGACTTCTTGCAATACCCATGTTCTCATGACCTCGTGCAACCACAGACTCAACTCTTACCTCTGGAATGGCAGTGGACAGACAGTAGTATTCAAGGTAGTCATTGGTGTTGCCACCCATGAACTTACTTGGCATGATCACTTTGTAAAGAGTTGGTCTTGAAATACTATTTCTAATTAAAGACTTTGCCTTCTCGTATGACATGCATCTAAATACCTTTAAGGTTATTTATGAGGCATGGCCAAGACATTACAAGGCAGATTCAGACCTCTTCATCCTGAAAAATATAAAGGCGACTATACAAATATTCTTTACAGATCTTCCTGGGAAAGAACCTTCATGCAGTGGTGTGATAAGACTGAACAGGTAAAGCGTTGGCAGTCAGAAGAGAAAGCCATTTGGTATTATGATCCAATCAATAAAAAGAATCGCAGATACTTTCCTGACTTCATTGTTGAGTATGAAAGGAATGATGGCATTACCATGCAGGAGATGGTTGAGATTAAACCTTATCGTCAGGTGATTGGTCCTCCAGAGAATCCCAAGAGAAGAACAAAAGCGTGGGCACAAGCAGTCCAAACATACATTATTAATGAAGCAAAGTGGAAGGCAGCCAGAAATTATTGTGAAGATAGGGGCATGAACTTTAGATTGATTACGGAGAAAGACCTTGGACTTACCCTCTAAATAATATTACTACATCATAACTTTGTTATGCCTTTACCCAAGCCAACGAGACCAGAATATTCCTGCACAATTCCATCATCTGGTAAGAGAATCAAGTACCAACCCTTCTCTGTGAAGGAGGAGAAGATTCTTATTCTGGCTTCTGAGTCTCAGGACATGGATGAGATTACAAATGCCATCACCAATGTTCTAAACAATTGTGTTACAACTGCTGGGTTTGATGTTAAGGATCTGGCATTGTTTGACATTGAGTTTCTCTTTCTGAAAACCAGAGCTAAGTCAGTTGGAGAGAAACTCGCAGTTAAAGTTACTGATCCTAATGATCCAACTTACACAGTGGATCATGAGATTGACATTGATAAGATTGAAATTCAAAAGACCAAAGGACACACTGACCTGATTGATTTGGGTGGTGGCACCAGTGTCAAGATGGGTTACCCAGACATCAACTTCTTTGCAGAAGGTGTCAATGTGAACACCATTGGAGAAAGACTTGACTTGGCGGCCAAGTGTGTCAAACAAATTATTGTGGGTGATGAAGTATATAATAAAGAGGACACCACTGAGGCAGAAACAGAAGATTGGTTAGAAGGATTGACTGCTGAACAATTCACCAAGATTATGAACTTCTTCCTAACAATGCCGAAACTGAAGCACAGTTTTACACTGAAGAACAAGAACACAGGTGAGGACTTTACCATCACTTTGGAGGGCCTGGCAGATTTTTTTTGATGGCGATGATGCACAATAATTTGATCCAACATTATGAACGCATCTTCGCCTTTAAACAATACCATGGATGGAGTGTCACAGAGATTGAAGAACTCATTCCATGGGAACTTGATGTTATGACATCTCTCTTATCTAATTACCTGGAACAACTTGAACTGTCACGCAAGCAAGCTGCTCAAGAGATGAGATAAATAACTCTAAAAGGATATGTCGATCCTCAGTCAGATATACGGTGAAGCTAAGGGAATTGAAACTTCTCTTGGTAAAATGAGTAAGTCTCTCTCCAAGATGGAGGAGGAGGATCGACGCAGTAATCGCCAGGAAGATAAGTATCGTCAATTTATAATCACACAGAGAAAGAGAGAATCACAAGATCGTAAGCGATATCATAAAGAATACACTGAAACAATTGAGAATACAGTTGGCAAGAAAGCTGGCGCTAACATCGTCAAAGGTGGATTGCTAACTGCGCTGGCAGTTGGTCTTGGTGCTGCAGTTGCCAAGTCACTCTTTGATAAGAATGTCTTAGGAAACTTTTTAGGTGGAGATGGAGAATCAGATTCGTCAGGTTCATCATCAGGTGGTGGAACCTCAGGTACAGAAGAGACAGGCGGTACTGGTACAGAATCATCAACAACTTCATCATCAAGCGGCCAATCATCAGGTCCTGTAACAGCAGACACTGCAGGCAAAATTCAAACTGGAATTGATGTTGGCAGAGTATCATCACCCTTTCTGAAGAGACTTATTCCTGGTGTTGGAATGGCTTTTGGAGCAGCAGAAGCTGCAAGCTCAGCTGCCGCCGGTGATCACTTTGGTGCAGGACTGGCTGGTCTTTCAATGGTTCCAGGTCCAATTGGATGGACTGGATTGGCTGGTAAGGCACTCTGGGACTGGAGTAAGTCAGACGAACAAAGACAGAAAGAACAAGAGAAATTAGCTGAAGCACTGAACAAAGTAATGGCGAAACAGTCTGGTGGGTTCACTGGAATGGTTCCTAACCTTGGCCAACCTGCAACAGGAGACCACTTCCTTACATCAGTGGCACCAGGTTCTTACATCATGAATCGCAATCTTGTGTCTGCCATTGGACATCAATCTGGTGGCATTCCTGTTGCATTGGAGAGGGGCGAGATTGCGTTGCCACCTGGATCTTTTGATCAAAGCATGATGGACTTCCTTAATTATGATGCGTTCCCTCGTTTCCAAACTGGTGGCATTGTTGAACACCTGCACGGAGACCCAAGTCGATCTGGTTATGACGCCAGTCATGGATCAGAAGCCAATGCTCATGACCACTACGCTTTCTCATCTCGTGACTTGATGATTAAAGTCAAAGACCAACTAATTGCAAAGGGATATAACATCACAGAATTCAGTGGTGAAGGCGGTCATGCTCCAGGTGGATGGCATTACAGAGATGGAGGGACCGCATTTGATGTTCCTTGGTCTCAGTTTGGTAGTGGTCCCATCACTGAATCTGATTATAAAAAATCAAGAGCTTTACAGTCTCATGTTCATGAGATTTTGAGTAACATGGGTCACAGTCCTAGTGTTACAGTTCAAGCCAGTGTTCCTGCAGACACAGGTGGAGGAGCAAGTAACTCAGGAAGAGGATCATCTACCAGTTCAGGTGACTCATTGTTTGGTGGTTTTGGTGAACTAGGATCTATGTTAAGTGGATTATTAGGTGAAATGAATTCTGTCTTTAGTAGCATTGGTGGATTGTTTGATGCAGGCGGTGGCAGTGGACTAGGTGGAATGTTTGGTGGTATGGGATCTAGTGGAAGTGGTGAAATTTCATCCCTAGGTTCTGGAAAAGGAACACTTAAGGGGTTGGGAGAACAAGACTGGAAGGACTTGGCATATATCGTAAGTGCAGAAGCAGCCAGAGGAACAGATGATGAGTATGGTGTAGCTGCGGCAATCCTGAATAGAGTTGCACATCCAGATTATCCCAACACCATCAAAGGAGTTGGTGTTCAACCTGGACAATTTGAGGCGGTCTTTAAAGGATTGGCCTATGAAGATCCACAACTGGCTAAGAAACTTCAACAGAATCAGGACAAGATTGCAGCAGCGCTTGAAAAGTTACAAGGCAGAACAGACTTCAAAGGCACAACACAATATGGAAACATGGGTTCCAGTGACATCAGATTCTCAGAGAATGGAAACTTCTATCATTACGCATCACAAGTTGGTCGCAATGATCCAGTGCCTCAGAATCCATCACAACAATGGAAGCAATGGGTTGCAGCACAAAGAGGTGGGAGTATCACCAAACATATGCAGTCAGGTGGCAATGTGATTGCAGACAATCTAAAACACCTTAATGAAACATTTAAGATGTACGAACTTGACACATCCAATCCCATCATCATCATGCAGGATGACACTGGACCTGAGATTAGTATGTCAGGTGGAGCAACCAACAACACACCTCAGTATCTGCCAACCAGATCTGATTGTTGGGCGTCTGCTATGCTGGAATACAGAGAAAGAAGTTTTAATGTTGTAAGCTAATGAAACTATCAGCAGTCTTAGGACTTGAAACTAGCAAGTCAGTCAAAGCTCTTAATGATATTACCAATGGCATTCAGTCTTTGTTTAATATCAGGAATCAAGATCAAGCAAGAGAAGCAAAGTACTTCCAACAAGGTGCTGCACTCACCAAGCAGGAGATGCAGGATGCCAAAAAGTTTGAACAACAACAGTTCAGAAATGCACGTGATTATGAAAGATCAATTGAACAAGGTAAAGGCAGTGGCAGAGCAGCTGAACTTGCAATGTTGTTGGGAGGTGGTGTCTTAGCTGCAAATCTCTTAGGTAAAGCAACAAGTCTCAAGACTTATGGCGGAAGTCTCTTCAGTGAAAACTCTGACTTCACTAAAGAGTTTACTCAATCATTTGAGAAAGAAACTAAAAAGAGAAGCACCTCATCCTCTAGTTCTACTCCATCCTCTAGTTCTAGTCAGCCAACAAAAAAACCTCAGGGACAGGTCGCAACTCAAGGCAAAGGCAAATCGTTTGAACACTACAAGTATCTTACAGGTACGTTAGGACTCTCAGACCATCATGCCCGTGGATTAGTTGCCAATGCCATTCGCGAGAGTTCATTGAATGCAAAGGCTCGCTCAGGTGATGATGGTGGACCTGGCGGTCTGTTTCAGTGGAAAGGATCTCGACAAACTGAAACTGTCAGAAAACTTGTTGAGTCTGGTGACTGGAGAGGTCAGTACAAATATGCTCTCACAGAAGATGTTGGACCACAATATCAACCTCAACGTTTCAATTCTGCACAGGCCGCAGCTGATTGGTGGATGCGCAAGTGGGAGCGTCCAGCCAGACCTGAACATGACAGCAAAAAACACAGAAAGATTCTAAGCGAACTTGGTTTCCAGAAAGGTGGTGAGGTTCGCCAAAATGATGACAATTCTAATCCCCAAGCACCAGGTGGAAACAGAACTCGAATCAGTGGTGGATCACCCAGTAAAGATGGATTTGATGCAGGCAATGGAAGTAAGTCAAGAAGAATCTTTCTACACTGGACAGCAGGAAGTTATGATCAAACATTTGGTAACTATCACACAGTCTTTCTTGGAAGTGGTCAACCAGTAAGACAAACAAAATACGATCAGGACAAGAACCAACACACAGCTGGCGCCAACACAAACTCAATTGGATTGAGTCTAGCTGCTATGAAAGGTGGATCTGAATCAGCTGCCAGAAGAGGCAACATGGGTTCACATCCACCCACTGATGCGCAGATTAAATCTATGGCTTTGGAGATCGCAAGAATCGCCAAAGCATGGGGATGGAATGCGAGTGACATTGACAAGAATGTAATGACACATGGTGAGTGGGAAAGATATGCAACCAGTAGTGGACTTCTACCTGGTGGACCACAAAGATGGGATCTGGACATTCTAAAGGCAGGTGATCAGTTTGGTTCTGGTGGACCTAAGCTTAGGTCTATGGCAAAATCAATGTTGCAACAACTAGCACAAGGTCAACAACCAGCCTCTGTTGGCGCACCAACAGAATACTCAGAAGCAGACAATAAATCTGAATCCAATCAAGGTAATCCAGTTCAAGAAGACAACAAAGATCAAAAACAAATAAGACAAATCATCTCAACTCCAAACATTGTATCTGAACTCACATCAATGGGTCCATTGGGTGAGATGATCCTTGGAATGGTTAAGGCAACAACTGCAGCTGCAGGATTTGACATTTTTGGACTGGGCAATCTTGAACCCACTGTGCAAAATGTTGTGACAGGAATCACTCCTTCTCAATCATCAGCACAAGCAGCTGCAGCTGACGCACCCGCCAGTGAACAGGAACAAAAAAAGACTGCAGCAGCAGTCACAGAAGCCACGACCGTCATCAAGAACATTGTAAAAACTAATCACCCTGATACTGGTTCTGGTTATACAGTCAAGGGATTGATGGACTACAAACAAAGACCTGCTGTATTTTCACAGGCAGCTGCGTATCACTTTTCCAAAATGATGCAAGACGCAAATGGCGCAATAAAGGGTAGTGACATCTCCAGCAGTCAAAGAAGTAAATCTAAGAACGCATCATTACCAGGAGCACATCATAACTCATCTCATCTTTATGGCGAAGCTCTTGATGTAATTGGTTCAACTATGGACTGGATGAAAGCGAATGGATCCAAGTATCATTGGAGTTATGGTTATAGCCATGGTTCAAATAGCGCTCACTTTAATTACAAAGGACCAGAACAACTTAGTTTAAATGACATCCAACAGAAGCAATCTGGTGGAGTCGTCTCAATGCAAACTGGTGGCAGTATTGCATCACAATTCAACTCAACTCACTCATCACCAACAAATAAATACCAAAGACCAGTTGTGATTATACAAAAACCTAAATCTATGTCTACACCTTCTATGTCTATAGTTGATGAGGCTGGATCAGATTCATCAGGAAAAATGAGTGCCAGTGTTGTTTCAACATCAATGTACAAGTTCGCTAGAGGATCTCGTACCTGATGTCATTTGATTTACCCACTGAGTACAGCGTACAATCTCTTAAAATTGATGGACAAGATGCTAGAGCATTGATGATGTCTCTGTCTGTTTTTGAGAATATCTTTTCACCTATCATCTCAGGACAAATTGTTTTGCTTGAGACTGATTATGTGAAGTTCATTGAGAAGTATGAGATTGAAGGAAGTGAGAAGTTTGAATTTCAAATCAAAAGTGCAGAGGAATCCTACAAGTTTGAAGGGTTTCTTAATGGACTACGCAACAAAGAGAATGATAATTCAAACACCATCTACACCTTTGACTTTACCACCAAAGAACTGAGAAAGAATGAGGAGAAGTTTATCTCCAAGGCTTACAAAGATAAGAACCCCAAAGAAATTGTAAGTGAGATGATAAAGGAGATGGATGGCAAGGAAGAGAAAGTGAATGGAAGTGGCAAGCCCATGACATACATTGTACCAAGAAAGAGACCTTGGGATGTTATTAAGTATGTCTTAACTCATGGTGTTCCTAATAAATCAGATGCAACAGAAGGTGAGAAGGAAAAGAGAGACGAAAAGGCTGAGGGTGTGGGTGGATTCTTTTGTTGGAACACACAGAAGGGGTTTAGATTTGCTTCAATTGAGGATACAATGAAGGGAAGTGCGGGCACAAATGCAGGTGAATTCACTCTAAGAACTGAGAATAAGGGCAGTGATGTGAGTGAACTTATGAAGTCAATTATTCGTTACGACTTTCAAATCATGGGTGACATTCATGCCAAGATGAGATCAGGTGCATTCAAGAGTAAGAATGTTGTGTTTGATCTTGACAAATTACACTACAAAGAGTATGAGTATAAGAATGAGGACATGATGTCTGAGAAACAAAAGAAGGCCGTTAAAGAACCAACTCGTGTAATGATTTGTCCATTCTCTAATGAGAGGCATGAGAATGAATCTCAAAAGGCAAAGAGACACAAGTACGATCAAAGAAAGTTATACATTCAACAGACACCAGGAGGAGAGAACACCTACGACGACATTCAAGGAACTCTCACTCTTTATCCACAACTCAAGATGATGGCAGGTGACACTCTTACTGCCAAGATCTACAGAGTAAAGGGAGCTGGTGATGGAGGTTATGACAGAAAACACTCTGGCAAATACGTTATTCAAGAAGTGGCTCATCACTTTCTTGCAAATGGTAATAAAGCGTACACCACAGTTACAGTAATCAGAAGCACGAAACAACAGAAGGACGGACAATGACACATTTAACACCAGAAGCCAGATCAGAATTCTTTGGGCGTGACAGTCTCATGCCATTCATTGCCTGCATTGAAGATGTCAATGATCCCAAGGGTGCCCACAGAGTTAAGGTAAGATGTGTTGGCATTCACCCCAAGGAAAAGAAGGGTGACAAAATGGAATCATTGAAGACGGAAGACCTTCCCTGGGCAAGAGTTGGTTACTCCACACAGTTTCCCATGGGTGCCAGAATTGGAGCCAAGCATGGTTTGTTGCCTGGTTCCTGGGTGTTTGGTTACTTTCTGGATGGAGAAGACTGTCAAGACCCATTAATATTGTGTACCCTGGCTGCCACAGCAAAGGCAGTAGATAAGGATGACAGAGAGGATCTTAAAGGGGAAGATGGAACAGCAGAAGAGAGTGATAAGGCATTTGACAAAGTCAAGTTGTCACCTAAGACACAACCTAACTCTGCATTGAGAACATCAGAAGAGAAGGGCAAAGAGTTTAAGGCTGGCGCGGACAAAGCAGGTGATGCCATCAACATGGACTTTGACCTTGATGCGGGCAATCAGTCTGATGGCAAACAGGCAATGAGATCTCATGAGGCTGAGATCAGACAAGAGAAAGAACAAACAGTTGAGACACCACAAGCACAACAGGCTTACATTCTTCAAGCAGACGGTAAGTGTGGAACTGCAGAACATGCAAAGAAGGACATTCAAGTCAGAAACAAACAATACATGCCTGCTGGAGACAGCAGAAAGACCAGAGAGGATGTTGTTTGGGACAAATACACTGGCAAGTACCTTGACATGCAAGGCATTTATGCCCAGTTAGGATTGGATCTTTGCGGTCTTTTGAAAGAAGCCATTAACACAAAGAGAGCTAAAAAGAATGATGAGAGAAGAGAAAAACATTCACAGGAATTAGAGAAGGAAGCAAAAGAGAAGGGCAGAAATCCAGAGCCCATGGAGAAAAAGAATAAGGAGAAGACTGACGAGAATGATAAGTTTAATGCCACCTTCCAGGAATCTTTGATTGACATTCTGTGTAAATTAATGATGCAGATGGTGTCTGCAATGGATGGTGGAGGTGCCTCTGGTGGAGGAGGTGGAGCTGGTGGAGGAGGTGGAGGATCACCTACTCCTAATGATTGGGGAGCAGAGTGTCTCGCTGAACAGATGCTCAATAATGTCAACACCATCACTGATGCCGCATTAGAAGCAGCAGAAGCTTCTGCTTCTGGTGGCGGTGGTGGAGGCGGTGGCGGTGGTGGAGGCGGAGGATCCAGTCTCATCTCTGCTGCCATGAGTCTTCTCAAGAAAGACCTGAAGTTCCCACAAGAAAGAAAGTACGCAGAGAAGAAAGAAGTCCATAACAGTGAAGGAGATAAGTCTCAATCGAATAAGAATAAAGAGATGGGATGTCGTGAAGACAGAAAGTACGACACAGAAGAAGGCGCTAAAGGAGGCAGTGCTGGAGGTGGATCAGGTGGTTCTGCTGGTGCTGCTTATGCTGGGCCCAAGTCACAAGCCACCGGAGAAGGTTCCACTCTGGTGACACCCAACACAACTGAATGGTTTGCCAGGGCTAACTGGGGCGGAATGACTAATCCCGGTGATGGAACTTATTCAACCATTCCCTGTGAAGATGCCATTGATCCATTACCACCACCACAGGGTAACAATGGTGTGGGAATTGCATTACCACTTCCAAGTTTAGATAAGATTTGTGCATCTAATTTTGCCAATGGGATCCCCAATCAAGTTGTTTTAAAGAGAAGAGGACGGTTGTACTTCTACTCCAACATGTACAACACTTCTTTGGCATTCCCATCCATCTTTATCAAAGGTTATATTGGCACACCCATTCCTGTTGTTGACAGATCATCTGGAGAGTTTGTTGCCATTTTAACAAACTGCAAGAGTTTCACTCAACCAGATTCACCAATCACAATTATTCCTGACAAAAGTCCCATTGGCATCACCACAGATGATCCAAATTATGACATTCAATTAGGTGGTTTCTTTATTGCCAATATGGGATTTGATTATTGTAATCCTGCCATTGAAATTTATGACAGAGACAAGAAGACAACAGAGAATGCCAAGGTCAAATTGATTGTTGATGAGGGTAATATTGTTGACTATGAGGTTCTAAATAGTGGTACAGGATTCAAGAGAATTCCAGATGTGAAGATTATAGATCTTGATGGATGTCCTGGATTTGGAGCTAAGTTATTTCCCATCATGAATGTGGTTGCTAGACCTGATGCACCTCCACTCCCTGAACCAGTTCAGGCAGTTTACTGTCCTAGCAATAGGAATTATTACTTCTAATTATGTCCCAGATTAAAGACGAGAAGCAAGAATATCAATACGCCACTGGATGGACCACTCCTTCTGGTCATGAGTTTCATTTTTATGACACTCCAGAGAACGAAAGATTTGTTGTCAAACACTCCAGTGGTTCTCACATTGAGTTCAAAGCAGATGGCAGTATCTTTGTCAAGTCTCTCAAAGACTTGCACTGGAGTTCCAGTGTTGTCTCAAAGGCGTCTGATGGTGAGACAACAGGCAAGGCATCTGAAGTCACCACACAAAGAATTGGTACCAACTATACGATTGATTGCTTAGGTGAATTCAATCTCAAGTGTCGTAAATTTAATCTTGAGGTAGGTGAAACTGCACACATCTATGCAGGCGAAGACCTTGAGATGAAGGCCAACAACGTGTGGACTCGTGCCACTGAGGCTGTTTCAGTTGAAGGTCAGAAAGCCATTCACATGGACACTGATCAATACACAGCAAGGATGGTGTCTCAGAAGACTGAACTGGGCACATTTGAGGATGGAGGCAAAGGTGGCATCAACATTCTTAATCTGAATGGACACTCAATCATTAATAACAAAGATGAGAATGGTGGAATCACCATTGCGTCAAAGGGTTATCTCAACCTGGTGTGTGGACAGGAGAGAGTTGATGTTACAGGTAAGTATGAAGGTGTTTGGAAAGAACCAGAGAAAGAAGGCAAGGCAACATTCACGACTAAGATTTACAAACCAGAGAAACAAAATAAGCAGGACGTAAATAAAGAGAAACCTGGTGATTATTACTTTGAGTCAGAGGCAGGTGCCACCTACATCTATGGCAAGAAGTATGAAGGATCTAAAGAGAATCCAGAAGATGGTCGCCACGTAAAAGTTGAGAAGGGCAATGATATTCTCACCATCATGGATGGTGATAAAGAAACTAACCTACAGAAAGGTAAGTGGAATATCAACCTTCAAAAGGGTGACTTTGAATGGATGATTAATGGTAACTGGAAGAGAACAGTTACTGGCATGGAAGAGGACACCACCTCCAAAGGTAGAAACTCTGTATATGGTAAAGGTAAGACAGAAACCATTGGAGCAGGTGGTGGAGGTGGAGGAGGTTTCTACTTCTCTGATTACAATCCTAACCTGATTGTTACACCATCCTTTAATATTCATGAGGATCCTTGCACACCTGATCCATTACCTCCCAACACACCAATCATTCCTGGACTTCCAGATGAAGATGACTCCTCATCTCCAGAGAACAATGGTGGAGAAGGTGGTGGTTCTGGTGGCGGCGGTGGCGGCGGATTCCCCAACCTTCCCATTGGCACTCTGCTTCAGATGATTCTTGGTGATAACATCAAGAAAGTCCAGAAGAATATGATGTTTAAAGCAACCAAGATCTTCCTCAACTGATCATGACACTTGAAGAAATTTTAGCAGAACTACCTTTAGGTAGATTTATAAGATGGACTGTTTGCAGTGGTCCTAACAGTTGTTATGTCACTGAAGAAAGTGAAGCTAACTGGGCAACTGTTTATGCTTCATTGATTGGCGAGATACCATTGAATGGATTCACAGTTGCAGGAAGTGTATGGAATAGAGTTGTTGATCCAGACTGGGATGAAGATTTATTTGACGAGAATGATTCAGACACCTGGCCTGGTTACATAGAAGTTCCTGTGTCTCATGTCAATGTCTCCACACAGATCTCCACAGTTGTAGACCCAGACAGAAACACACCTGCAATTGAATTGTTTGGTCAGATTGAGAACAATCCAGACAATCCAATTGATCCTAACTGGCCCTACTGGTCTCTCTGTGGCATTGTGGATGGATCTTATTACATCTACCCTGTAGTATTTCCTGATGCAAGATTCTGTTATCTACCAAGATGTTCTGGAACTTATAACTTCCAAGGTGAGCAGTGTGTTAAGGACACAGGATGGTTTCCTCTTGAACCATATGATCCCACAGCAGAACCACCACTCTATCCTATTGATGCCTTAACTGCATTTGTACCATCATCTCAAATAGAATTCTTATTTGAGTATGCAGTTTCATTTACTTACAGAATTGTAGGTGAAACTGAAAATGATTTTGGTCAGGAGTTTACTGTTGGACTTAAACTTTATCAAACAGTTCTGGCACCAAATCATAACTGGGAGGCACTGATGCAACAGATTATCAGTATGTCTTACTTTGGCAACGGGATTTATCACTAATGGCACTACCAGCAACACGAATAGGTGACAAGGACATCATCCATTGCACTCAACCAGTTCGAAGCGAAGGTGCAAAAACTGTTTTTGTGAATGGAAGACCTTGGTCATGTTTCACACACGTCAATACTCCTCACGACAAACCAAATCCTGCACCTCCACCTCGCTGCATTATGCACACTAAACCCATCGCAAAGGGTTCCTCAACAGTCTTTGTTGAGACATTAGGAGCAGGTAGAGTATCAGATCCTATCCTTGAATGCACAGAAGTAGCAGAAGGATCACCTGACGTATTCTGTGGATGATGGAACACGAAACAAATTTACAGTATGCCATTGTGATGGCAGAACACAGCAGAGGAGAACCTGTGGGCGCCTCTATCTACAGAGAAGGCAGATTTCTTTGCTGTGAAGATAGCACAGTGTTACTGAAGTGTGATCCAACAGCTACAGCAGAAATCAATGCCATTCGTATGGCATGTTCTATGCTAGGACGAACTAACCTAGATGACTGTGTTTTGTACTCAAGTCGCAAGCCCTGTCCCATGTGTGATGAAGTTATCAAGGCTTGCAACATTAAAGAAGTACATTACCCATCATAACGACTGAAGCCTTTGATACGATTGACTTCAATACAATGATCAAACTTGTCTTTGAAGTTACCTGACAGAGTGTGATCAACTACGACAACCCTTTGATTGTCGTCCAGCTTATACCTGAGGAAGTTAATGAGACGATCTTTCCCATCTTCATCCAGGGACGAGCTAAAAACCTCATCAAGTATAAGCAGGTTCGTCGTAACTGAGTTTTTGAGCTTACCAATTTCACGCCAGGTGAACATGAGGGCAAGGTCAATACGTGACTTCTGTCCCTCTGAGAATGAAGCATAGGAGAAGTCTTGATGTAACGGGGACTGGACTGTCTCATTGAACTCATCATCAAGGTTAAAGTAAATAGGCAGATCAAACTCTTCCAGATGACGACGAATGAGTTTGTTCATCACAGGCAGATACTTCTTGACAATCTCTGTCTTGATGCCACTGTCTTTCAGGAGGTTGTTAATAATCTCATGTTCGTAGATCACCTGCATCAACTTATACTTCTTCTCAGTCTCCTCAGTGAATTGTTCCCTCAACAATTCTAACTTACCACGATCCTTATCCAGGTTAGACGAAGCACTTTGCAGGTCTTGTAACCTTTTCTGGAGTGAACTGAGGAGTTTTTGTGCTGCACTTACCTCACTCTCGTATTTGTAAACGAGGTTCTGAAGTGAAGCAACCTCCTTCTCTTTCTCATGAATGGCTTTGAGTTGTTCTGCGTACTTATTGCACTGATCTTTAGCTTCCGCCACTCCAGTCTGGAACTTATCTACTTCAGATTGTGAGGTGGTAACGTACTTTTCCTTGATGTCAGGATGGATGTCTTGGAGACAAGTATGACAGGTGTCATTGTCTTGGTAAAAATTGATGTTACTTTCATTGCGTTCTATCTTTGCTTGTAGTTTTGCGATGATTCCTATCAGAGCCTCTGACTTCTTGCGTGGATTATCTTTCAGTAACTCTTTCAGTTCTTCGTTCTGAGACGCAATCTCTTCCTGCACGAGACGAATGTTCTCTTGGTGAGACTCAATGTCAACCTTGCACTGATCAATCTCAGTCTGAATCGAATCAGTGTCAGCCTGAGACTTAACCTCAATGTCCTTAATATGTTGCTCCTGTACATCAATCTTGAACTCAATGTTACCAATCTCACCCTTCAGTGCATTGAGTGATTCTTTGTGACCACGGAGGCGTTCCTTAGCAATGACTGACATTGTACTAAAGACCTTGATATCCAGAAAGTCCTCCACACATTCTCTGCGCCCTGCAGTTGGAAGTTGCATGAAAGGAACAAAATTACTCGAACCAAGTATAACAATCTGTGTGAACGACTTATAAGAGAGTTTGAGGATGTTTTGCTCGAGGAAGGTTTGGTTGTCTCTGTCTGCTGCTTTGGAGTCAAGTTCTTCTCCATTGCGGAAGATCTTAAAGACCTTTGGCTTCTGTCCTCTGAGAACTTTGAATTCATCGTTACCGATGTGAAAGACTACTTCAGTCAACAATGCTTTCTTGTTCTGTGTGTTAACCAATTGAGGTAGGTTTACACGACGAAACGGTTTGTTGAACAGAGCATAACAAATCACATCCAGAATTGTGGACTTACCACTTCCATTTAATCCATGAACCAGAGTGGTTTTGTTCTCATTGAGTTGTATTGTAACAGGTTGATTACCAACAGAGAGAAAATTCTGGAATGTTATGGATTCAAATAAGATCATTAGTAATGGTTTCCATTCTCGGGATAACGAAGTCTCCAGGTTCCACAATGGTGTATGCGTAACCCATGAGTGAACACAACTTATCTATTTCATCCGACTTTGTTTCAGTGACATGAAGAATTTCGCCAATGGCTTCCAGGTGTGTATTGTAGGTGATGGCGTCATCTTTGTCAACAAAGAACTGGACGATTGTCTCACCTTCAGTATCCACACTCGCAAATGCCCCAGACTCAATCTCACCTTCTCGTTTGGTTAGAATGTACATTAGACCTCCTGTGCTTCAACGTAAAGCGACTTCATGATGTCCACTAAATTATCTAACTTGACCTCTTCAGGTACTACATCAAGTGCATAAATGTAGTTGGTAAGAGTGGTTAGTGTATCCTCCGCTTCTATCTCAACTTCATCATCAAGAGTGATCTCAAAGTTCTCAATGATCTTAAGGTCATGAATACCCACTCCATATAATTTATCTACAAATGCAGACAGTTTTCTGGGTGTGGATTTCTCTACAATCAGTTTCAGGTAACACGACTTGTAGACATTAGGATTGAATAATTTACCATCATCCTCATTGTAATAGATCTTATGATACATTGAGTTAGGATTCTCAATGAACTCTAGTTCTTGTGTGTCGATTCTAAAAAGGTGAAAACCTCTTTTGTCTCCCTCATCATTCCAGTAGAGTTGATAAGGATTACCAAGGTAAGTAATGTTACCGCTACTATTCTTTTTGTGAAAGTGACCAGAAAAGACTTTTGAGAACTGGCTGAAGACCCTGGCATCAGTTCCATGTTGGCACTGATAGTTTTGATTAGCGTAGAAGCCAGCGATCTCAAGGTGACCCATTGCAACTGAGGCTTTAGATTGGTTACGGGCCTCAAGGAATTCTTCAGCGTTGTCTTCACAGATCCAAGGAATGAAAAAGACTTCTTGTCCTTCGATCTTGACTGTCTGGGGCGAGGAATAACAGGTGACGTTGTCATATTCATTCAGGTTAAGTCCTGGTGCATTGATACGAAGTGTGTTCTTATAGAAGATGTCGTGGTTGCCTACGATGATGTGGACTTGTATGCCTCTTTCCTTAAGCGGATCGAAGAATACTCTCTTCGCCCAATCGAGCGACCAGTAATCAATTCCCTTACGAACATCAAAACAATCTCCCAGATGGATGACCGTCTTAATGTGCTCCTTATCCAGAGTGGGGAAAAATACCTCTTTATAGAAAGTTTCAAAATAGTCGTGGAAGATTTGTGAACCTTTACGAATCCCGAAGTGAGTGTCAGTTATCAGTGCGACCTTAGGCGCGACCATATTTTTGAAGGTAGGCTACATCCCAATTATAATCGATATCCTCCTGTTGTTGAACTGGTTCTGCTTCAGCGTTAGCATCTTGCAACGCGTCAGGAATTTGTTTATCTTGTGGCGTTCTCAGGTCATTTACTGACGTCTGGTTAAGAGCTATCTCTAACTTATTATCCTGTGCCATGATGGATGGAAAGGGTGAATCCATGTCAATTCTAACTGCCTTCTTATTGCCATCATCCTGAACACGACCAAAGGTGCTGGCCATATTTCTCTTGGCTTCTGTGTCTGACAGGTCCAACTCACCATAAACCTGTTGATGTGCATCCTCAGGTGACATTCCCTGTTTGCGTAGAGCGTCAACTGCCCTTCTCTGTTGAGTGACAGGATGCTCGTTCTCAAAGGTGTTGTTCTCTGGTGTTCCGACAAAGGGAGTTGGTGCCGCCTGTAGGGCTGGAATGTTCTCAACCAAGTCCCAAAGTTCCTGCAGTGGGTCCATGTTTTAGTTTTATTTATCTTCCCTGTCGACGCTGGTCCACAGCATCTTTGATTGAGTTATAATCAGATGATGTTCCCATCTGATCACCTACAAAGAACTCTTCAAAACCTGACTTAGAAATAATCTTATCACAAATCTCAATCTGTTTCTTCTCTTTACCAATTCGTCGAATGAATGCGTACCAACAAACCTGAGTGAAATAAGAGAATGGGTTAGATGATTTCTCAGGATCAAATCTGTTACAGTAGACTACACAGTTCTCCACTGCATCCATCACCATGTCTTGGCGATACATGTAGTTGGAGAAGTTAGGACGTGTTGAAAGATGTTCTGCAATGTCAAGAAAGCACTTACCAATGTATCGTGGAATACGAGGTTTTGGTTGCCCTAATTCTTTTGCTTCCTCAATGGATTTGATGTAAGCCTTCATCTCTTTATAGAACTCTTTATTGTCTATAAAGTTGTTCTTACGTCTTTTTGTTGGTTGTGTTGCATTCATATCTTATTGGAGACATGTGATTATTATAATATATGTTGTTATGGTTGTTCACTTAGCGCGCCCATTCTAATTGGTTATAATTGTTAGTGACACTTTCAGACAACTACTTAAGTAAGTACATTAAGTACCTTTAGGTAGATCAGGAGAACTATCATACACATCTTCTAACCTAGATCTAAAAGATTCAATCTTACCAACATATCCAGAATTGCGCTTGGTTTCAACCTTTCTCTTTACAGGATTAGAAGCCAGAGCAGCCATCAAAGCTTTACGATAGAATTCAACACCAAACTTATCCAACTCAGAGACAGTGATGACATCCTCTCTGTTGACAACACACATATCATCAGATGAAAAAAGGAGCCACTTTTTTGGTGTCAGGCCAGAGACAACAATACCCTTCTGTATATCAACCTGATTATTCTCACCAATTACAATGGGATTTTGGAAGACAAAGTACTCCTTGCCCTCTTCATTCACATGCATGAGTTGTGTGAGGATCTCTTCTCCAGTGATTAATTTTACAGTTGCATGAAAGGAATCTGTCATAAGTTACTTTTGAAACTAGGAATCAGTTGATATGCCATCTTATCTCTTAGCTTATTGATTCTCTCTTCATCATAATGTGCAAAGTTGGGATACTTCTCAACCTTTTTATAATAATGGAGGGCATTAATGATGATGGTGTAGTCCTCCATGTCTAATTCGAAGTTCATATAGGTAGATCAGCCTCAGATGTATTTATGGGCACCTCAATCATACGATACTCAAATTTCTCATCCACATAGAACTTGATTCTCTCTGCCAAATGATTCAAGGTAAAGTTTGATCGACCGTGGGGAAATCTAAAGTCATCTGATATGTCGTGCAGTTTTGCAGTCTCCTTGTCTTTGGCCTTACGAAGACCTCTACCAATTGATTGAAGAACTCGTATACGACTCTTGGAAGGGGAAGCAAAGACGACATGGTGGAGGTTCTTAATGTTAACACCAGTGGACATCGTACCATAAGAACCGAGAATGATATTGTCATCCGAAGCTTCAGCAATGGCACGTACCTCTTCTCTCTCTTTGACTTTAACATCTCCGTAGATCAGGTGTACAGGTCGATTAGTTCTCTCCTCCATCATTTCTTTAAGTGGAATACCTTGCCCTTCGACTCGCGTGAAGAGAACTAATACGTTTCCTTTGAGAGAGTTAGCAAGATTACAAATAAAACGATTACGGTTATGATGGAGCCCAATAAACTCGATCTCATCGTTATAGGAATCAAACTTGCGAGGTTCATGTTTCAGTGTGATAATGTCAACATTGAGTTTGGCAAGGAATCCCTTCTCCATGAGATCAGCAGAGGAGGTTGTCTTATAGACAGGGCCAAATAAACCTTCTAGAATAAGCTTATTTACATTCTTACCATCCAATGTACCAGTGAACCCATAACGCCACTTAACATCTTGGCATTTATTCATGATACCTTGTAAGCATTTGGCT